CTTCTGTAAATCAAGCGACTAATTAGTCAATGCTTAAATGGAATGGTGGGGGAAACCCCACCAACTTAAATATGAAAAATTACTTAATACTAAAAGACACTATGGCAGCAGGACAAAAAGTTGTTGCTGGCGATATTGTTGAATTGAATGAAGATGTTGGCAATCAGTTAGTAGGTTATTACAAAGCTGAGGAAACAACTAAAAAACCTAAAGATATGAAATCTAATAGAAGTGTTGGATTAAAAACTTCAGAAGTTAAAGCTCCAAACAAAAGAGTAAAAAAATAAATTATGCCAATGGAATTTGATAGTGATTTTGATGGCTATTTGCAAGATAGTCATGGCAGCCCTGGCCTTGCTGTAACTTATACACCTACAGGTGGATCTGCAAAAACTATTACTATTATTTTAAATCAAGAATACCTAGACATAGAAACTTCAGGCTTGCCAGTTCAAGGTTATCAGCCTGTAGCTATGGCTAAAACAACAGACATGCCAAGTATTGCTTTTGGAGATAGTTTAAATGCACCAGCTATAAAAAGTTTAAGTGGTACAACTATAAAAGCTGCAACAAATTACAAAATTGTAAATTTTGAAAATGATAATCTTGGAATGACATCACTAATTCTTGAGGTGCAGTAGTGGCCAATCATTTAAGAACACAAATAAGAGATCAGATTAAAACAACATTAACTGGCCTTACAACTACTGGAAATAGGGTAACTGATTCCAGGGTATATCCAATAGCAAGTGATGGTACGCCAGCGCTTGTTATTTATACAAAAGAAGAAGCTTCTATGCCTTTAGACATGGGAACTAACACAACAAGAATTATAGATAGAAGTTTGACTGTATCTGTAGAAGTTTACGTAAAAGCTACAGCAAATTTTGATAACACTCTCGATACTATCTGCAAAGAAATCGAGATTGCGATATATGCAGATCCAACATTAAACGGATTGGCTAAAGACTGCTATTTGGAAGCAACTAGCATTGAATTTAATGCAGAAGGTGAAGCCCCAGTTGCTTTTGCAACCTTGGACTTTTTAACTAACTATATGAATTTGGCTACCACGCCTGATTCAACTACAGGAACATAAATTATGGTCTTACATAAAAACGGAACTTCAGTAATAGCTCATCCAGCGTGTGTTGAGAGTATGTTGAATAATGGCTGGAAAGAAGAAGCAGCTAAATCTAAATCTTCTTCAAAACAAGAAAATAAAAAAAGCGAGGAATAAGAAATGGCAATACAAAAAGGCAACGCTGGGATTATTAAAATAGGATCAAATACCTTTGGGCAAATGAGATCTTATTCAATAGACCATACAAGCGATACGATTGAAAGCTCAGTAATGGGATCAACTTTTAAAACTTATGAAATAGGACTAACTGATTTTTCAGCTAGCATTGATGGTTACTGGGATGATGTTGATACAGTACAAAATGCAATGACTGCTGGTGCAGAAGTAACATTAATATTTTTCCCAGAAGGTGCAGCAGGATCAGCTACTAGATATACAGGAACAGCTATTGTTACTGGTGTATCAAGACAAGCTAGTTTTGACGGTTTGGTGGAATGTTCATTTAGTGTGCAAGGTAAATCACAACTAGTAACTTCAACTTCATAACATGAAAGCTATAGAGAGAGCAAAGGGACACTTTGCGGAGCAAGAGATAAAACAGATTGAAGTGCCTGAATGGGCAGATGAACATGGAAAACCATTGGTAATATATGCAAAGCCATTAACACTAGCTGAAACTAGCAAACTTTATAAAATGAGCAAGCAAGACAGTTTAGAAATGATGGCTTTTGTATTAATTTATAAAGCCTTAAATGAAGACATGGAAAAAATGTTTAATTTAGGCGATAAACAAGATTTATTAAATAATGTTGACCGCGAAGTATTAGTGTCAGTTGCCCAACAAATTATGGGCGAAGAAACCCTGGAAGAGACGAAAAAAAACTAATAGAGGACACTAATTTGTGGATGGAATATGCATTAGCAGAAATGCTTGGAAAAACGCATAAAGAAATCCAAAAAATTAGCGTCCAGGAATTTCAAACGTGGATAGCTTATTTGCAAATAAAAGAGGACAAGAATAGTGGCTAAAAAGAAAATTGATTTTGTACTAAGCGCGGTAAATAACACCAAAAGATCTTTTGATGCTGTTACTGGCGGTTTAGGCAAGATGGCTGGCGTAGCAGGAACTGCTACTAAAGGTGTTGCCGCTGTTGGTCTTGCAGCTGCTGGTACAGCTACAGCTATTGCTATTTTAGTAGATAAATCATTTCAGGCCGTAGATGCTATAGGTAAAACATCAACACAAACAGGCATTGCTACAGATACACTCCAGGCATTTCATTTAGCCGCTAGAGAATCAGGTACATCTATTGAAGGTGCTAATACTGCTTTAATTAAATTTGCAAGAACAGTTGGAGATGCAGATAAAGGCCTAAAAACTCAAGCGGATATTTTTAAAGATCTTGGAATTAATTTACGAGATACAACAGGCCAGATGCGCGCATTTGATGATATTTTAGTTGATACAGCTAAAGGTATTAGCGCAATGGGATCTCAGTCTGAACGTGCTAGCGCATTAGCTGGTTTATTTGGTAGGCAGGGTGTTATTTTAACTGGTGCTATAAAAGATTTATCTGAAAAAGGACTAGATAAATTTATTGATAGAGCAAAAAAGTTAGGTGTTGTTTTAGCTGGCAGCGTTATTAGAAGAACTGAGGAATTTAATGATCGTATAGGTGTTTTACAAATGCAGTTTAAAGCATTGGTTGCAAATATAACTACGTCTTTATTGCCAATATTTGAGGAAATGCAAAAAGCAGCTTCTGCAAGATTTCAAAAAATGATAGATGATGCTGGTGGCATGGATCAACTTGGCCTAAATATTGCTAATGCAATTATAGAAGGTCTTGCAAAAGGCATAGAAGCATTAGGCACTTTTGGCGATACATTGTTTGATGTATTTCAAGAAGCACAAATTAGCACATTAGGTTTAGAGTTTAGGGTTTTAGCATTAGTAAGAACAATATTAACTGCTGCCAGTAGGTTTGCTAATCTTGATGCTGAAATTGCGGCCGTTACACAAAGCATGAATGAAAATATAGTAGCTACTAATGATGTAATGTTAAAAACATCAAATTATGGCGAAAAGTCTGTTGAAATTGCAGACAAATTAAGATCTTATAAATTGTCTATAGAGCAAATTAGAGTTGTTACAGACTTAATGGGTAATTCTACAGATGATTTAACTAAAAAATTAGTAAACATTGGTTCTCCGTTAGAAGTATTTATTGCAAGCTTAGGTAAAGAAGGTTTAGCAAAAACAATAGAAACAACAACTGTTGGTGCAATGAATAAATTTGAAGATTCAATTATTGAAACAATAAAAACTGGCAAATTATCATTTAAAAGCTTTGCTGATTTTGTTATTGAACAAATGCTAAGAATAGCAGTACAACAAATGGTAATAAAACCATTAACAGGATCTTTTGAGTCATTTTTTGCAAATTTTGGCAGTAATTTTGGTAATAAAGCACTTGGCGGATCTGTTAATGCTGGCACGCCATATATGGTAGGTGAATCTGGCAGAGAGCTATTTGTACCTAATCAATCTGGACAAATAGTAAGCAATAGTAATCTAAATTCTAATGGCGGTGGATCTCCTACAGTTAATTTTAATATTTCTACTGTAGATGCTGCTGGTTTTGATGATTTATTACAATCAAGAAAAGGCCTAATCACACAAATAATTAATAACAGTATGAACAAACAAGGAAAAATGGGAATCGTATAATGTCAGGACTTTATCCAACAACAGTTAATTTTAGCGCTATTAGTTTTCAAGACAATAGGCCAACACTTATAAATCAAACACTATCAGGCTCAAGAACTGTAAGACAAATAGGCGGTCAGTATTTTTCGTTTACTGTACAAATGCCACCAATGAAGCAAGAAAATGCCCAGGCATATTTTGCATTTTTACAAAAACAAAAAGGTAAATTTGAACATTTTACAATTAAAGCACCATTAAATAATCTTGGCGGTACACACCTAGAAACAGATGTAAAGGTAGTAGGTAGTCAAGCAATAGGGGACTCATTAATTGAGGTAGACGGCCTTACAAACAATCAAGCAGGCGCTTTTAAAGCTGGAGATGTAATAAAATTTGCTAACCATAATAAAGTATATATGATCCAATCTGATATGGATGCAACTGGCACTTCTGCTTCCATACAAATATCACCACCATTAATATCAACTCTTGCAGACAATGAAGCTGTTGTTACAAACAGGCCTGAATTTACAGTTTATTTAGCTAATGATGAAATTATGTATACAGCTGATTCAAGTGATATTTTTAATATTTCATTTGATGTTAGGGAACGTATTACATAATGCCAAGATCATTATCAAATGCATTACAAACTCAAGTATCAGCTGAAGCCACCAAAACGGCTTTTTTGATTGAGCTTAATTTATCTACAGTTATTCGTCTTACGGATCATCATGTAAATGTAACTTTTAATTCAGAATCCTACGAAGCTGGCGGATCTTTTATAAGCTTAGATAGTACAACTGAAACAGGGCAACTCCAGGTGGATCAATTATTATTAGGTTTTTCTAATGTTACAGATCAGGTCAGAGCGCTAGTACAAGACGGATCATTTACTGATAAAAATGTAGAAGTCTATTTAGCTTATTTTGATGCAAATGATGCCATTGTTGGCGCTATCTCTTATTTTACTGGCCAAATACAAAACGTAAGCATTGATGAATCAATAAATAATTCTATTATTAATTTAAGCGTTGCTTCTCATTGGGCAAACTGGAATTTGGCGAAAGGCCGCCATTTTACAGATCAGTCTCAAAGAGCTTTTAGCGCTAATGATGCAGGCCTTGAATTTGCTACCCAGGCTAAATCAAATGTTAGGTGGGGTTCTTAAATGATTTCAATGACATTTTTTCAAACTGTTGCATTTATAGCCAAAAAACTTAAACCCCTACAAAGAATTTTAACTTTAGCTACAGTTGTTACAGGTGTAAAAAATTTCCGTACTGCAAAAGATATGCTGGCAAATGGCCAGGACATTATGGGTACGAAAGTTGCAGCTGGTGGCGGTATTCCGTTAATTTACGGAACAAGAAGGGTAGGTAGCACTATTGTCTATATGGACACTTCTGCTAATAGATCTAAAGATTTATACGTTGTATATGCAATAGCTTTAGGTGAGTTAGATGAAATTATGCTTGAAACTATCGAAGTTGATGGCAATAGACTTACAGACTCTAATCAGTTTAGAAATGGTGGTTATCTAGGTACAGATAAAATTACTTCTGGTAATGGCAGTTTGTGTACAGGTAATCAGACTGGCGGATCTGTAAATTTACCTGGTGGTACATTTGGAACTAATCCAGCGTTAAGCTATAGATATGTATTTAATGCACATCATGGTAAAGCAGCGCAAGCAGCAGATCCTATGCTTAGAGCTTCTATTGGATCTACCTGGACAACTGCACACAAACTAAATGGTATAGCTTATATTGCTGGCTCATTTGAGTATGATTCTAATGGTATGTTTTCTGGTATTCCACAGATTACAGTTGTAGTTAAAGGTAAAAAAGTTTATGACCAAAGATCTGATTCAACAGCTGGCGGTACAGGAAATCAAAGAATTGCAAATGTTAATACATACGAGTATTCAAATAATCCAGCTATATGCTTTCAAGATTATATTTTAAATGCAGATTATGGAAAACAAATACCAAGCAGCAAAGTAGATTTTCCATCTTTTACTACAGCTGCAAATTTATGTGATACAGAATTAGATCAACCATTTTTTAATGGTAACGCTAAACCTATTACCTGGAGTGGCATATCTGGTAATAAATTTATAACCATTACAGACGAAGATAAATGGTGGCAAAACAAAGTAGGCGAACTAATAGATTTATATGATTCTAATGGCAACAAAATACTTGATGGAATAGAAATTACAGCAGCTATTAGAGATGGATTTTTTGATGATAATGAGCAATATCTTTTATACATAAATAAAATTTTAGAGTCTGATATTTCTAGTAATACTGGTACTTATTTAAACAAGGTTAAAAGATTTACCTTAAATGGTGTTCTTGATACTAATGCTACTGTTATGGATAACTCTAAAGAAATGCTATCAAGCATGCGAGGTATCTTTACATATTTTAATGGCAAGTATGAACTGCAAGTAGAAGATTCTGGATCTGCAACTTTTAATATAAATGATTCACATATTATTGATGAAGCTGGCATAAGTGTAGATTATGGAATTAAATCTAAAAAAGCTAATAAAGTAATAGTTGAATATTTTAATGCACAAAAAAGATATGAGTTAGATACACAAAGCGTTTTACATGTAGTTAGCGGCCAAGATTATACTTTTGATGATGGCGGAGAAGTATTAGAAATGCGCGTTGAATTTCCATTTTGTACAGATCCCTATTTGGCATTTAATTATGGTAAGGCCATACTAACAAGAAGTAGAAATCAGACCAGCGTGCAATTTACAGGAACGCCAGAATTATATAAAACAAATGTTGGTGATATCGTAAATCTTACATATCTTGGCCTTGGTTTTAATGGCAAAAAATTTAGAATTGAAGCGCTAGAACTTACGCCAGATGGATTGGTTGGTGTAAGTATGATTGAATATTTTGACATTTATTCTTGGGAAGTACCGCCTGAAGAACCTGTAGAAACACATGCAAATACACCTTCAGCTTATGCTGTAAAAAAACCAGAAAATATTACTTTTACAGATACTAATGCTTCAGCAACTGATAGACCATTTTTAGCCTGGACTCTTCCTACAGATTATCCTTATTATCAATGGCGAGTTAATGTAGTTGATTCAAGCGGCAACCAGCAGATTAATAAAATTGTTGACGTTAATAATTGTGATCTAAATTATTTGCCAAAAGGAACTGGTTATATAGCAAGTATTACGGCCTTAAATACTTTAGGTGTAGAGTCTTTACCAGAAACTGCAACCTTTACAGTTGGAGATGAGCCGACAGGTACTGGAGATCTCCAAGACGGATCTGTTACTAATTTAAAAGTAAACGATCTGAGTGCAGCAAAAATTAATACTGGTGAACTTAATCTTGGTACAGCTTCAGGCATGGCTGTTAAACAAGCTAAGTCAGGATATACAGATAATACTACTGGATTTTGGTTAGGTAATGATGGTGGTACACCTAAATTTAATATTGGAACTAGCACTAATTATTTAAAGTTTGATGGCTCTGATTTAGATATAGCAGGAGAAATATCTGCTACTACAGGAAGTATTGGTGGTTTTACTGTTGGCTCTACTTCTTTAATTGCAGGAGCTAACGCTACTAGAATATCTTTATCTACAGCAGATGGAATACATCTTGGAAATAATACTTTTGCTAGTGCGCCTTTTAGAGTTGGTCTTAATGGTGCATTAACAGCTACTAATGCAACTATCACAGGTGCAATTATAGCTACAAGTCTTAATGTTACCAATGCTACTGTTACAGGAACATTAGA